TAGTTGGAATAATAATATCATACCCAAAAGATACTCTGCCAACAGGGTTTCTAGCTTGTGATGGCTCTGCCGTAAGTAGAACAACGTATGCAGATTTGTTTAGTGTAGTATCTACAACGTATGGAACTGGAGATGGTTCTAGTACATTTAATGTGCCAGATTTAAGAGCAGCATTTTTAAGAGGTTCTGGCGACCAGACTTATTCATCTATAGCTTATAGTGGTGGAACTGCTGGAACTAAAAGAAAACAATCTATAAATGATTTTCAAGCAAGGACAAGACATACATACCATAACTTTTATGCTTGGGCAGATATACCAGTAGGATTTTTTAATCCACATAGTAACTGGGGTGGTACTTCTTTAGGCACTCAACTAAGTTCAACTAGTAATGATGTAGGTCCTTTGAACGAAACATCAAGCAATAGAACTTATGCCAGTCATACAAATGCTTCTTCTGTTGATAATGAAACAAGACCATTTGGTATGGCAGTAAAATTTTGTATTAAATATTAGAGGTAAGCATGAGCAACGATAAAACAGTTTGGAATATAAATACTGGACACCCAGAGACAGTACACGAAAGCCCATTAGAAAAAGACGTCTGGCATATGCCTTCTGATGTTTGCGAAGTTGAGCCACCAAAATTTGATGACTCAAAACAAAATTGTAGATATGATGGTAAAAAATGGATAGTTACAGATTACAACCCAACGCAAGATTATTTAGACAGCTTGCCAGAAATAGAGAACCCAGAATAATGCCAAGACTTAAATCAACAATAAAGCCAGAAATGGCTGTTCAAATGAATCTGGAAGCACATGAACGTGAGTGTGCTGTTAGATACCAAGCCGTTCAAGATAAACTTGATAGCCTTGATAAACGTATGTGGAGACTAGAAGGCATGCAGGCTGTTACAACTTTATCTATTCTTGGACTTGTAATTTCAATCGTTTTAACTTAGGAGTATACTATGGGTATGCAATTAGATACTAAAAAAGTAATAACAAGACCTGTACCTAGCAAGGTAAAAGCTTTTAGGGCAGGCAAGCCTATCATCAGAAAAAGCAAGAAGATGGGTAAACGTCAGGGAAAATAGTTGACACCAAAGCAAAAGTTACAAAATCTTTCAAAGTTATTAGAGTCTAATAGTTGGAAGTTAATAGTAGAAATCATGGAAGAAGAAATAGTAACGTCTGCCATGAGTATCGCTGAAAGTCCTAAGATGGATTTGGAAGAAATTAACTTTAGACGAGGTGCAATATGGGCAGGAAAACAGTTACTCGAAATGCCCAATCGTTTAAAAATACGCTATGAGAATGAAATTGCGTTAGAAAAGGTAGACGAAAACAAAAAAAAGAGTAATATAGATATAACTGAAACTTAATCTTCGCTACGGCTAAGAAAGGAAAAAACAAAATGGCTATACAAAAGCAAGACCCTCAAATGGCAGCAGACGCAATCAGTAGAATTGCTTCAAACCAGTTGGGCGTTCCAACGCAACAGGCGCAAACACAACAACCTGCTCCTCCTGCAACACAACAACAAGCACCAAAACCAAAAGATACTGCCACCGAGCAAGCTGCTTCTAAAGGTTCGCCTGATACTGAAGGAGATAAGATGGTCGCAGAAGCTATAGTCTACGAAATAGACTTTGGTGAAACAGACAAAGAAGGCAACAAGAAAAAAAGAGAACTTACGCCTAATCAAATTAAATCTACATTCGAAAGGTATTCGGCACTCAACCATAAGAATGCAGTATATAAACCAATTACAGACGTAATTGACCAATACATGAGAGCCAATCCTGGTGTATCAACCAAACAAATAGCAGAACAACTGGCAAATATTTCAAAAGCAGGAGAGTCAAATCCTACAATGGGTAACACTCAAGGCGACAAGCCAGGCGTTTATGAGAAAGATAAAGCATTAAAATCAGGCGACATGGAAGCGTCTCTCAAGAAATGGGAAGAAGACAACGCTGTTACATTACCACCTGGCTTTAGAGACATGATGAATATGTCTGCACAGGGAAATACTAATGTTGGTGCTATGCAACAAGAACTTGCAATGATGAAAAACATGCTACGTCAGGTCGTAGCACAAAGTGCAGGTATGGCAGACGCAGCGAAAGCAGGTTTCCAAACTGGTGAGAATGCACAAATAACAGCAGCAAAACAAACAATCGCAAATAATTTAGACAGAGTTCAGCAAGCTTTAGGTCTGGCAGACGGAGACGCACAAGAGTTTCAGATGTTTGCAGCAGAACGTGGATATACAATGGAAGACTTTGCAGACCCACAGCTTACAATCAAAGTAATGACAGATTACAAAAACAACAAGTCATCGCCAGAGATGGCTAGACTGAGAGAAATCATGGGCAAAAGACAAGCGTTTACTGGTAGCGTAGGTCAAACTGCTAATGCAGGAGACATGGCAAGCCCACAAGGAGATGCTCCTAACACCTTTGATAGATTTACAAATCAAGTAATGTCTAAGAAAGGATATAGTTAGAAAGCATAAAAGCACCCCTAGCAATACACTAATATTTCCTCTTGAACTAGACCCTCTTTTTAGAGGGTCTTTTTTTATAAGGGTAGACAGACGGATAATAATTATATAATAATAAAGTATCTCGCTACGGCTAGATATGAGATTAACGATGGCATTTCCGTGAAACTCGCTTAAAATTTTTAATTTGTTTTTTAAGGAGAAACTAAAATGGCCCCTATTCAAGGCATGAGAGGGACAGGTGAGTTCAGTTCGGACTTCCGTCCTAAAAACTACAGAGAGTTATTTACTCTCTTAGAACCAAATGGTAACGCACCATTAAACGCTATGTTAGCAATGGGTTCATCAGAGCCAACAGACGACCCTGAGTACAAGAACTTCAGAGACGAGTTGCCTGACAGAACTATGACTGTTAATGGAGCAGTAAACTCAACGTCTACAGCATCAATAACAATAGATGCAGCAGACGACAATAAGTTTGCAATTAAAGGTGCAATCATTATTAACCAAACTACTGGTGAAGTTATGCAGGCAACTGCTGACACAACAGCTACAACTCTTGCTGTTACTCGTAACATTGGTGGTACTTCACATCAAATTGCAGATAATGCTGTACTGTTTGTGGCAGGATATGCCGCAGCTGAAGGTGCAACATCACCAACAGCAATCACATTTGATGCTACAGTAACCAACAACTTCACTCAGATTTTTAGAACTGCTTTCCAAGTATCTAATACTTTAGCAAGCACCTATCTAAGAACTGGTGATAAGATGGACGAAGCAATGACTAAGGCATTAAAATTACATATGTCTGACATCGAAAGAGCTATGTTCTTCGGCAACAAGCACGAAGCAAGTGGTTCAACTGCAAGTCCAACTAGATATACTGGTGGTTTAACTAACTCACTAACTAACGTGGTAGACTTGGCAACAAGTAGCAGCACTTATGGTGGTAGTTCTGCAAACAATATGACTGAAGAAGGCTTAGATAAGCTTTTGATTTCTACTGTATTTAAGTATGGTTCAAAGCAAAAGATAGCTTTTGTCGGTGAAACATGTGCAGCTCTACTACAAAAAATAGGTAAAGCACGTTGGCAACCAACAGCGATAGAAGGTAGCTATGGCATCAACCTAACACAATACAGCACTTTCGCAGGTGACTTGATGGTACACTTACACCCACAGTTCCGTCAGTTAGCTCATATGAAAACTGCAATGGTTATTGTTGATTTCCCATATCTTGTTTATCGTTACCTAGAAGGTCGTGATACCCAACTCTTAGAGAATCGACAAGCAGTAGATGCCGATTCACAAAAGAGTGAATATTTAACTGAGTGTGGATTAGAACTCTTACAAGATAAAGTTCATGCTTATGTTAAGAACTGGGCAGGCACAGCCTAATAGGAGATTGATATTCCTACGATGTAAAAAGGGAGCATTTTATGTTCCCTTTTTATGTTTTTTTAGGGTATAATCATACACAGAGGTATAAAACAACCCACCTGGCGAGCTTTATACGAAGAAAAATTTGGAGAGATAAATGGCGAAAGCAAAAAAAGTAAGAGCTAGAAACGAAGACGGCACACTTAAAGCAGATGACCCAAGTACCCCAGATGTAAACGAAGCATGGGAGCAACCAAAGACTTCATCTTCATATGTTATATATGAAAGCAGAGAAAAAGAACCTTATATGTTTGAATGTGCAGATATTAGAAGCACAAGAAATGAAAGTTCTGGACGTTGCGAATGGAAAGTAGAAGCTTCAGATGCAGAAAGATTTGAAAAGCACCACTTCTTTTTAAATGGCAGAATAAAACGAAAGGCATAACATATGACATATTACCTACCAGACGGAAGAGTATGGACAGGCGACACACATACTATGACAGACGGAAGTGTTATGTCAGGAGCAACGCATACTTCCGAAAGCAAGAAACTTGTTACAGAGAAAAGTAATGCTAACCCCCACATAAAATCTGGCTACTCACCTTTGAGAACTTTATGCATGTCTGCACTTAGAAGATATGGTGAGTTTTCACCAGGCACTGTAGACGGAGACGTCCTTCTAATGTTTATAGAATTTGCAAACATGGTTATAGACGATATAAGAATGCACCCTTACGCACCTACTAAAAACGACACAGACAGTTCTGGCACAAATATTGTTGTACCAGTAACTTTTGATTACTATGAAGGTCTTGATGACGTTAGAGAAATAGATGACGTAATCATTGTACAGGGCATTCTTTACCATTATGCAATGCAACAAGGTAGTGAAAAGCTACAGTTTTATATGCCTATGTATCATAGAACTTTAAACCAACAGTTGTGGAGACGTCTAAACGGATACACAATTAGGTATAAAGAGAAGGAAGATTATGACAGGTCAGAGCCTTATGCTAATCTTGAACTACTTAATAGGAATACAAGTAGCAGTACAAGCACGTCTTATACTGGCAGTTCCAGTTAGAGGTTAGATGACAAGCCCTGTTAAATCGCCAGGTGGAGTAAAGATTAAAACTTTCCCATATGAAGACTTCCAAGGTTTGGATACGTCTCGTGACATTACGTCTCTTGATACAGGCAAACAACAACATCTTGCAAAACTAAACAATGCTACATGTGATTGGCGAGGACAGATAGTAAGAGAGCCGTCTGCCAAACTAAGAAAAGGTACAACAGTCGTCAATCACGTTAGATATTTTAATTCAACACAGACAGTATTTGTAGAAGAAACAGGTTCTGGCATTTCGTTTAGGTCTGAAAGTGACCACGTTTTAGAAGACGTACACCCTAAAACAGCTATTGTATCAAGTACAGTATTTAATCAAAAGGTTCAGTTTGCTTGCAGAGAACGACCTATGTTTATGTATGACGGCACAATATTTAAAAGAAATCAATCAGCAGCAATAAACGAATTAAAGCCTGCATTCTGCACATCTATACAAAGACGTCTGGTAGTAGCAGGTATTAATGGTAAAGAAACACAAGTTCATTTTTCTCGTGTAGACCAAGACGAAATCTTTCCAGACGATGA